ATCATCTGGATTGAGTGGAATCCCTTCTGGTTTTGAATCTATAGACAAGTTCACAGGCGGTTGGCAACCTCAAGACCTTATTATTGTCGGAGGTGCGTCGTCTATGGGTAAGACTTCATTTGCTCTTGCGCTGTCTGTAAATGCCGCTAAACACGATTATAGTAGTGTTATATTCTCTTATGAGATGTCTTCAAATCAGTTGGTGTCCAGAATATTAAGCTCTGAGACATCTATTGATAATAGATACCTTATAAAAGGAACACTAAATAGTGAAGAGTGGGGTAGGATTCATAGTGCCACAGGTCACATTGAAAAGTTACCATTATATATTGATGATTGCAATAGTACCAGCTTAAGGTATTTGTTGAATAAGATTCGTCAGTATGTGATAACTAAAGACGTAAAACTTGTAATGGTAGATTATCTCCAACTGGTTAGTAACCTTGTAAAAGGTAGGAGCAGGGAGCAGGAGGTGTCTATCATTGCAAGGTCTTTAAAGAACATAGCTAAAGAGCTAAATATTACCGTCATCGCCTTATCGCAACTCTCAAGAGGAGTGGAAAGGAATGAAGGGTGCAGACCTATGTTATCTAATCTAAGAGAATCAGGTGAAATCGAGCAAGCAGCAGANGCAGTTGTCTTTGTATATAGGCCAGAGTATTATGGCTATGAAGGGGATGAGAATGGTGCGAGCACTATTGGTAAAGCTGAGATTATATTTGCTAAAGGTAGAAATATCGGAATAGGTAGTAAATGGTTGAAGTGGATTAATTATTTAACAAAGTTTGAAGAGCTTTCTGAAAAAGAAGGTAATTCTTTTCATTGTTAATAAAACATTTTGTATATTTACATAGACCATGAAAACATCTGAAAACGTTATAGATAGAATAAGCAAAAGGCTTCCGTTCTCTAAAGAAACCATAAGAAAGGTTGTTAATAAAACCTTTTCTGAGATGAAAGAGAGAATGGGTAGAGATGAAAAAGTCATGCTAAGAGGTTTTATGAAATTCGTATGCGCAAGCAGAGAAAAGACTAAAACCTACAGCATTGACGAGTACAAAGATTTAAAAACCAAAGACAAATGAAACCAAACATTATCGTAGTAGGTAAGAGTGGTTCGGGTAAATCAACTTCGTTGAGGAATTTAAACCCAAAGACCACGGCTGTGTTAAACACAGAGAGAAAGCAACTACCGTTCAAAGGGGCAAAAGACTTTCTAAATGTTCCAATCCCTGATTTAAATACATTCAATGCAGCGTTCAAAAAAGCAGTAGAATCTAAAAACATAGAGACTATTGTGATTGAGTCATTCACCAGCCTCATTGAGATGATATACAGAGAGGCTGATATACGCTTCAAGGGATTTGATGTGTGGTCGTTCTATAACAAAGAGATAGACCGTATCCTGAATATGAGCAAGAACACGGATAAGTACGTGGTTTCTTTAGCTATTGACGGAGCTTACGATGGGGAAGACGGTGTACAAGAGAGATTTGTAGCTGTTGATGGTAACCGTTGGAAGAAAAGAGTTGAGAAAGAGTTCGTTGTATGTTTGTTTACAGACAACCATTTAGAAGATGGTAAAATGAATCACAGATTTAGAACTCAATCATTAGGTAAGGATTCAGCAAAAAGCCCAATGGGAATGTTTGAAGACTTACATATAGGTAACGACCTTGCACAGGTCATTGAAAAGTGCGAAGAGTATTATAAATAGTAACTAAAAAAAGGAGAAATATGTTTCCAGATTTAAACAAAGTAGAGGTTAAAGAAACAACCAGCTACTTACCAGCAGGGGTTCACGAAGTAACAGTGAACGAAATGAGAAACTCTACACAAAGAGAAGGGTATTCAGGTACGCCTTATACAGAGTTCAAAGTGTCTAACGCCAATGGGATTTCATGGTTGAAATTCAGTGGAGTAGATAGCAACACGTCAGAGAACGCAGCACGAGTTCGTACAGAAATCTTTAAAGGATTCTTACAGACAGCTGGAGCAAAGACGTTTACTAATCTTCCTGCAGCCTGTAAAGAAATTATAGGTAGAAAGATTAATCTATGTTTAGCAGAGAGAGAGTATTGGACTAATGATAAAGAAACAGGAGCACCTGTTGTTAAGTCTATGGTTGAATATAAATTTGCTAACCCAACAGGTAAGATGATTACATGGAAGGATAGCTATAACAAAAGATTAAGCCCTTCGGACCAGGCTGCTTATCAAGCGGCTCATGATGCGCATATAAATAGCGGTGTTGCAAGCACTGATGCTATGCCATTCTAAAATAGTTATTGCAAGGGTGTAAAAGCCCTTGCTTAACTTTTATTATGAAGCTTAAACACATAGCTAAGGTTCTAAAGAACAAGCTACACTTTGCAGACAGAGAGCGATTAGACCAAGATATTGCAAGGCATAACAATAAGACTGTTGAACTTATACTATCTGAGTACAGACCTAAACGTAGCAACCAATTGAATCAATATTACTGGGGAGTAGTAGTGAAAATTATATCCGACTATACAGGGTATACAAAAGAAGAAACACACGAGCTGTTAAAGCAAACTTTTTTAAAAAAGAAAGTCCTCATTAATGATGAATGGTATGACACCACGGAAAGTACTACTAAGTTATCAAACCAAGAGATGTTAAATTTTATAGAGCAAGTTAAGCAGTGGGCTGCTGAAACTTTTTATCTATATATACCAGACCCGCATGAAAAAGGATGATATATTTATCCCCTTCAATGTTAGCTCAAGCAAAAACAGCAAGCAATGGACAGGGAAATACCTAATAAACAGCAAGGCAACAAGAGCGTACATTAAGAGCAGCAAACCTTTCTATGTAAAGGAGAGAAAGAAATTCTTAAAGCTTATAAAGAACCTTCCTAAACCATATCATGTATCATTTTACTTCATACGTAACAGTAGAAGGAAGTTTGATTACATCAACCCAGCTCAGACAGTTCAAGACCTAATGGTTAAGAATGGATGGATAGAGGACGATGATATATTTAACTTATGGCCACACTTTCACGGCTATGAGGTTGATAAAGAGAAAGCAGGAGTAATCATTAGAGTACTAAAAGATGAAGGAAAATCATAAAACCAGACTAATAGATTATCTAAAGGAATACAAAGAGATAACCTCACTAGAGGCTATCAGGGATTTAGGTAATACCAGGTTGTCTGCTACCATCTTCACATTAAAAGATGAGGGGTATATAATCAGTACAAAGGATGTGCAAGTCCCTACCAGATGGGGAACTAAAACTACAGTAACTAAATATATATACAAAGGTCATGTAGATAATCTGAAGCAGATGACTATTGATGACGTTATAAACGAAGTATCCAGGACATGAGAGAAATAACAACACTACAAGACGATTACATCGTAGATGATGAATCGTACTTCGCAGACCAGATGTACGTAACAAACAGCATGCTTAAGAAGCTATTAACGGGGGGTACTAAGAATCTGGAACACTATTTAAATACAGAGCAGAAGGAAACAGAGGCATTCTTAATAGGTAGTGCTTTTCACTGTTATATATTAGAACCAGAAGAGTTCGATTCCCGCTATGTATTCGCACCTAAGTTTGATAGAAGAACAAAGGTTGGTAAAGCTGGATATGCAGAGTTCGAGTCTACTATAGGTAGTAAGAAAGCTGTACCTGAATATTACCAAGGAGTATTCGAGTCGTTAGAGGAGAACTTATCAAGACATGCAGAGGCAAACAGACTCCTTCAAGGGGCTAAGAAAAGAGAAGCTATACATTTCTGGGAGGATAAAGCCACTGGTATTAAGTGTAAAGGAAAGGTGGACGCTGAAGGTGAAGACTATATAGTAGACTTAAAGTCTACAAGTAAACGGGCCGACATCGAGAGCTTTAATAATTTCTTAAACGACTATACAATCACACAGCAAGCCGCTTTTTATTTAAACGGCACAAAGAAGAAGAACTTCTACTTTATTATGTGTGAGCTGAAAGCTCCATTCAATATAGCGATATATAAAATGAGCGACCAGGCAATAGAGCATGGAGAAAAGAAAGTGGAGTATTGCTTAGAGCTTTACAAAAAGATTATTAACGAAGACTACTCTTCAGATTTGAATGGTGGTGAAATAGTTGTTATTTAATGGAGTTAGTGTTTGTATATGGAACATTAAAAAGAGGTCATCACAATAATTTATTATTGAGGAACTCTACATTTATTGGAGGAGGTATAACTAATGACAAGTATATAATGTATGAGTCAGGAATACCATTTGTTTCAAAAGCCTTCAGTGAAACTAACATTATAGGTGAGGTGTATACAGTTAATGCACCCTCCCTATACATGTTGGATATGTTAGAGGGACATCCCACTTGGTACAAGAGAGAGAAAGTCCCTGTAACATGCTTAGAAAGAAGCACAGGAAAAGAAGTTAAACTAGATGCATGGTTGTATTTCAATGAAGAGATACCACAAGATGCAAAAATAAATAAAATCGGAATTTATGGACACACAGACAAAGACCAAGGAATCTTTAAGTCGTTATTATACGAATAAGACGATTAGAAACAGAATAGATAGCCTTTTATTTAAGAACTCTCAGGTACAATCAAACCTTGGGATGGACAGCACGGAAGAAGAAAAGGTAGAGGCGAAGAAGCACACAAAAGAAATAGCTTATTCAATCTACGAGATAGATAAGCCGTTTGCAATAGCAAACTTTCTTGAAGTTGATTTTAGCGAGGTACTATGAGAACGGCGTGGGAAGAGTTATACTCTAATATAGATAGATTAAGTATAACAGAGAGGCAAAAAAGTACCGTTAAGGACATTATAAAGTTAGCTTATAGAGAACGAGCAATAAACTTTGAAGATTTAAGCACAAGGAAGAGGCATGTAGTAGAAACGAATTCCACTATAGCTACAGTAATCCGAGAACAGTTTTCAAATCTAAGCCTTCAGGCTGTAGGAAGTATATTCAATAAGAATCATGCTACTATAATTCATTACCAGAGGTCTTATTACGATTTCTTATTCAAAGATAAACTACACTCATCTTTACATAAGAGGCTTTCAGACGTATGCCTGAATGAAGTTTACGGTGCAGATATAGTTGTAGGCTTAGACACAAAGACGAAGAGCTGGATGCAGGAAAAACTAACAGAAGTTTCTGCTGAAAATGTAATTTTAAAACGGAAGTTGGATAAAATGAAAACAGCTATGGAGGAGGTATTAGATGCGTAGTATGCCTATATATCTTAATACCTTAACTTATATTGTTAAGCCTTACGGGAAAAGAAAAGGACAGACGGTTCTCTTAGAAGAGAAAAGACACACAACCAGAACATCCAGGGAAGTGTGTATAGGAAATACGTTGGAGCTTGTTAACGACAAGATGTATAACAGTTATATACTTAAAAAACTCCAGATAGAAAACAAGAAAACTCAGGGATGTGAAATTGAGATTATAGAAGTTCAACCCATATCCCAATGTGGGTACACAACAAAAAGATTTGAAGATGAAGGGTAGATATTCAGAGCAACAAGAGCAGATAATCAATTCTGTGGCAGACTTATACTCCAGCCAAGGCAAGGGTTTAAATAAGGCAAGAAGAATATTAAGAAAGAAATTTCAAATCATTGTTAGTGTAGGAGAACTTGAACGAAGATTATTCTCTTTAAAAGAAAAGAGAGAACAATAACGTGAGTACCATACGTGAGTTGGGCAAACTGTGAAAATCCTATTAATGAGAATCAATAGGTAAGAAATCCTAGGCTGGGGAGTCTAGGTAAAATCAGCGTCAAAAGTAAAGCCAAACGTGGGGGTATGCCCTGCGGAGGTACTGGCATACCTTTCGAGGCTTCGCTTTGACCTTAAAAATAAAAAACTATGGAAAATAACATGGATGAGACGGAATATCTAATGTCGTCTAAAACTAATGCACGTAAAATGAAGGAATCTATAAAAGCTTTCGAGCATCACGTAGACCAACTCCACCAGGCATGCAAAAAGGCAGGTAGAGAAGATATTATAACTCCGCTTGACTTATTAGATTTAGGATTTAAAGAAGAGTATCAAGAGGCTGAGAAGATAGGCGAAGACTACGTTGCAGCAGGGTATATATATTATTCACATCATACAAAACGTATACAACTATTATCAACTTCAGTTGATGATGAAGAAGGATTCTATGTATTCTTAGATGATGACACTAGAGTTGATAAGTTGTCTAAGTTAGTGGCTTTCATTAACGCAGTAAACGCAATAGAATCAATTGAATGACCTTATATGAAAACAATTCTTGAGTGGAAGTGTGGGTACTGTGACAGTATCCAGAAATCAGACAGCTCTATACGATGGCAAATGGATTTCTGCGAGTGCGGAAAGTCAGGCGTCGATTTAGAGCAATGGTATCAAAGGAACATGGGTTCTATCATTGTAATTAATACAACTGCATTTGGAGAGATTAATAACATTCCAGATAAAGATGAGGGAACAAATGAGGGAACAAATGAGGGAA